TGAACAACAAACTAAATTGTTTGCTCAATTCCTAAATGAGATAAACATAAAACTTTAAATATGGATTAACAACGTTGTTGTGAAGTGAAACATTGGTATGGACCTATTGAATAATATATATGAGACTGAAAGAAAAGCATCTGCTTTAATTTCCTCTCCAACTCAAACAAAACAAAAGTAAATGAAACACAAACAAATAATTGAAGAGGATATCATTGAGGATATCAGTGAAGAAACATTACTTTCTCTTGATGAGCTTGATGCAGGAATTGCAGAAGCAAAAATGAAGAAGGAAGACGAAGAATGTGACGACACTGAAGAAGATGAAGATACAGACGCAGAAATTGATGCCAAACTTGGTCCTAAGGACGAAGATGAAGCAGAAGATGAAGAAGATATGAAAGAATCTATTAAAGAAGATGAAGTAAATTCAGATGATGAGTTTACCGAATATGCTGAAAAGATTCTTAAAAAGGCACATGGTGATGACTATGATGAAGATAAAGCATCTGATACTATTAAGGGAATCCTTAAAAAGGCAGATGGCGATTATGGTGAAGCAATTGGTATGCTAACATCAGGACTTGGAGAATCTGTTGAACTTGATGAAGATCAAATAGCGGTCAGGTTTAAACAACTTGCTCAAACTGGATTACTTGATAATGCTGATATTACTAAGGTTGTATCTGCTTTAAATCTAATTAAAAATGGTAAAAATATTTCAAATGCCCAACGTCAATTGGTATCGGATACATTCCTTTCACTTGTTGGTTTGGTAACTGGAGACAGTTCTATCTTTACTAAGTTAAAGCAAAATATTAAGAAAGATGTTACAGCAACTCCTGCAACTGAATCATTTGATGTTGATCATTCAGACATTACCCGCCTCGTTGAAAACGAAGAAGGTCTAACTGAAGAATTCAAAGAACGCGCAACTACAATTTTTGAAGCTGCAGTTCGTTCTAAGATCTCTGAAATGAAGACCGTTCTTGATGAAGAATATGAAACACGTCTAAGTGAAGAAACCGAAACCATTAAGGAAACTCTAACTGAAAAGATTGATAGTTATCTAACTTATGCAGTTGAATCCTGGGTGGAAGAAAACAAAGTCGCTATTGAATCAAGTCTACGCACCGAAATTGCTGAGAACTTCATTGGAGCTCTTAAGTCAGTATTCGTCGAACATTACATTGAAGTACCTGACAGTAAGGTTGACCTATTCGCCAATTTGGAAGAAGAAGTTGCCAAACTTAAAAGTGAAGCAGTTGAAGCTGAACGCATTTCAGAATCCCTAGCCGCCGGAGTTATTACTCTGACTCGCGAAAAGATCATGACTGAATCGTTCAAAGATCTTGCCGATACACAGGTAGAAAAACTAAAAGGCCTTATCGAGGATGTCGAATTCGTTGATGAGTCTTCTTATCGTAAGAAGATTGAAACTATCAAGGAGTTCTATATTTCTGGAAAAGATAAGGAAGAAACACTTGTTGAAAGTACCAGCCGCTATGTTAGTACCGAAACAATTGTAGAAAATGATAACATGGACGGAGAAACATCTCCATCTATGGCACGCTATTTAACCGCACTATCAAGACAAGCGAAGGCATCAGTGTCATCCCTCTAATGATATAAGGTTCTAAACCAAAAACAAACAACAACAACACAAATAAATATATGTTCAATTCAGAACAGCTCGAAAAGAAGTGGGCTCCAGTTTTGGAAGCCAAGGACGCTCCGGCATTCAAAGATAACTACCGTCGTTCAATTACTGCGGTTCTTCTAGAAAACCAGGAGAAGGCACTACGTGAAGAAAACTCACATGCCTCATTCATCACAGAAGGTAACGCCATTGGCGGTTCCGATGTTGGTGGTGGTACAGGTGCAGTTAAGACCTGGGATCCAGTTCTTATTTCACTAGTTCGCCGTGCAATGCCTAACATCGTTGCTTATGATATTGCTGGTGTTCAGCCAATGACCATGCCAACAGGCTTGATCTTTGCAATGCGCAGCCAATACCAAAATGCAGCTGGTGCAAACACTGCAGAGGCTCTATACAATGTTCCTGATACAGCATTTGCTGGACCAGTTACTACTGCACAGGGTGAAGCTCTAACTGGTGCTGGTGTTAACGGTAGCTATACCGACCCATCCATCACCAACGGTTATGCAGGCGGTTCAAATCCAGTCCAAATCGGTCGTACCACTGGTGCTGCTGGTTTCGGTCAAATGGGTTTCACAGTTGATAAAACAACTGTTACTGCTCAAACTCGCGCTCTAAAGGCTGAGTACACCATGGAATTAGCTCAGGACCTCAAAGCCGTTCACGGTCTTGATGCCGAAGCTGAACTTGCCAATATCCTCTCTGTTGAAATCCTTGCGGAAATCAATCGTGAAGTTATCAACACCGTTAATGCCAAGGCTAAGGTCGGCGGCGTTTACTCTGGTTTCGGTACCGGCGGTACTGCAACTGGTCTATTCGACATCAATGAAGATGCCGATGGTCGTTGGGCCGTTGAAAAGTTCAAGAGCTTGATCTATCAGATCGAACTCGAAGCTAACGCCGTTGCCAAAGCAACTCGTAGAGGTAAGGGTAACATTGTTATCTGTTCCTCAAACGTTGCTTCTGCTCTTGCAGCTGCTGGCGTTATGGACTATGCTCCTGCTCTATCAACCAACTTGAATGTTGATGACACAGGTAATGTATTCGCAGGTCTAATCAACGGTCGTATCAAGGTCTTCATTGACCCATACTCCGTCGAAGATTATGTCACTGTTGGTTATCGTGGTTCAAATGCATATGATGCAGGTGTTTTCTACTGCCCATACGTTCCTCTAACTATGGTTCGTGCAGTCGATCCTAACACATTCCAACCAAAAATTGGCTTCAAGACCCGTTACGGTCTTGTTTGTAATCCATTTGCTGGTGATCCAACATCACTTAACGGCACTGGTGCTAATCAAGGTAATCCATACTTCCGCCGCTTCGTTGTAACCGGTCTAGGTTATGGAGCACACATCCCAACCAACTATTAATTTAGTTAGGTAAGAGGTTAACTCTGAGAGGGGGTCCCGAAAGGGATCCCCTTTTTTGTCTCTATAAATATAGTATATGAATAATAATCTATTACCTCTTACAGGTTTTAAATTAAGTATCGGCTCTGATACATTTAAAACAATTGAGCGGTTTGCAGTATCTGCAACCTTTCCTGGTGTTTCTATTGGGGAAATTTCTGCAACCTATCGAAACTTTGCTGGTTATGTTTCGTCTGATCATATTGTATATGATACTCTTACTATCAGAGTTGGTATGGATGAAAATCTAGTTGTGTATGATGAAGCATTCGGTTGGATTATGGCAAATACTACTGCAAATACAATGTTAGCCTGTGATATTATGTTGAATTTCCTTACTAGCAAAAACAATATATCACGAGCTGTTAAATTTGTTAATGCCTTTCCATCAAGTATAGGTTCAATAGAATTAAATGTTCAAAATACTGATGTTGAATATGCATACGTTGACATCGTATTTCGATATGACTTTTTTGAATTCCAATAAGATATAAATTAATATATGACGTTGGATGAAATTATTGAGGGTTGGAAAGAAGATTCAAAGATTGATGCAAAAAATCTAGATATGACTTCTATTAAATCTGCATCACTACATGCTAAGTATCTTGAAATCTATTCTGTTTCAAAACTGCAACTGAAAAGACAAGATTGGATGATGGCTGTTTTAAAAAAGGATAAGTGGATGTATTATAATGGTAAACTATCCAAGGAGGAAATGGATAAGTTTGGTTGGCCATATGATCCATTTAATGGTCTTACAAAACCTTTAAAATCTGATATGGATATGTTCTATGAAACTGATCCGGATATTTCAAAATTGAAAATGCAAATGGATTATCAATCTACTTTGGTTGATGCTCTTAAGGATATTATGGATAACATAAAGTGGAGACATTCTACTATTAAGACTATTTTGGATGCTCAGAAATTTATGGCTGGATGTTAATAATATGAATGAAGATATTCAGATAACAAAGATCAATGAAGTATATTTGAGAATTGACTCAAATGATTCTGGTATTCTTCAAGAAATAAATGAGTATTTTACTTTTGAGTTACCAAATGCTAAATATATGCCATCCGTACGAGCAAAACTCTTCGATGGTAAAATTAGAATCTATAATCTTAGAACACGAACTCTGCCATACGGTCTATTACCTAATCTTTTAAAGTTCTGCAAATCCCGAAATTATACTTCTAATATTTCCAAGGATGTTACATATCGTCATAATATTACACGAGAAGAATTAGCTGAATACGCAGATTCACTTCCTATTACTGTTAGAGGAACAGAAGTAGAATTAAGAGATTATCAACTGGACGCATTTGTTCATGCTATATTGGAAGGCAGATGCTTAACTATAAGTCCTACCGCATGTTTAGATGGTAATACATTAATTGAGGCTGAAATTAGCGATTGATTCTATTAAATCTTCTAATGTAATCGAACATTTAGAATATTTAGAACGATTATTATATGAAGATAATATTTCTAGATTACATGGGTGGGCTATAATTTCAGGAGAAACATTATTAATAAAATGGAGCTAAAAAAACACACATTTAAGAATTTATATGATGCTTATCATAAAGGTAAAACTATAAAACTTCCTACTCCAAATGGTCTAAAACTTGTTATCGGGGCATATAAGAAATATGGCCCAGGCCTTAAAATTCAATTTGATGATGGAACTGAAATAATTGGTTCGGATTTTCATCAAGTACAAAAAGGTAATGAATTTATTACATTACAATCATTAAAGGTTAATGATATATTAGATAATAAAAATTCAAGAATAGTAAAAGTTACTTCTGTTAAACCGCAGGATTGGTATGATTTTAGTTTAGATTATGATAAAGAATGTTATTATCAAAATGATATTATACATCATAATTCAGGAAAATCATTAATTATTTATGCAATAATTAGATGGTATCTTGATAACTTTGAAGGCAAGGTTCTTATTATAGTTCCTACTGTTGCTCTTACATCTCAAATGAAATCTGATTTTGCTGATTATAGTTCAACAGATCCAAACTTTGATGCTGAATCAGAAATTCATCAAATTTATTCTGGCCAAGAGAAACTTGATATATCAGCTCGGGTAGTATGTTCAACTTGGCAATCCGCCGTCAATCTTCCTAAAGCATGGTTTACCCAATTTGGTATGGTAATTGGTGATGAAGCCCATCAGTTCGTTGCAAAAAGTCTTAATACTATTATGGGTAATCTTGTTAATGCAAGGTATAGAATTGGTACTACTGGTACACTTGATGGGGCCAAATGTAATGAGTTAGTGCTGATTGGTAACTTTGGTCCTGTCAATAAAGTTATTACCACAAAGCAACTTATGGATTCCGATACAATTGCACAATTAAAAATTAAGTGCCTTGTATTGAATCATAATCAAGAACTTAAGAAACTGGTATCAAAGTTAGATTATCAAAATGAAATTAATGTCATAGTTGGACATGATGGGCGTAATGATTTTATAACCAATTTAGCCCTTGATCAAAAGGGTAATACATTAATACTATTCAATCTTGTTAAGAAACATGGTAAACCCCTATATGAAAAATTAGTTGGTGCTTCAACAGATCCTACTCGTAAAATATTTTATGTTTCTGGGGAAGTTGCTGCAAAAGATAGAGAAGAAATTAGATCAATAACAGAAACAGAAACAAATGCTATTATATGTGCTTCTAGCCAATGCTTCGCAACAGGAACGAATATTAGAAACATTCATACTATTATCTTTGCTGCTCCTAATAAATCTCAAATAAGAGTTCTTCAATCAATTGGTCGTGGTCTTCGTAAATCAGATAATGGTAAGCCAACTACTCTATATGATATATCCGATAACTTTTCATGGAAATCTAAGAAGAATTATACCTTACAGCATGCAGTTTCTAGAATAGCCATATATAATACTGAACAGTTTGATTATAAGATATATGAAATTGACCTACCATGAGTAAAGAATTACTAGAAACTATTGATAAACTTGATATTCGTGTTTATAATACCATATCAGGAAGACAACTAATAGGTGAAGTATCTACCGATTCATCTTCTAATTATATTATTTTAAGTGTACCTTTGGAATTTGTCAAAAGAACAAATCCAGATACTGGAATTGTAATGACTGTTCTTACTTCTCCAATTATTGAAAATACATCGCCTTTAGTGCTATATACTTCAGCAATTGAATCATCATCAATTGCTGATATTCGTTTGAAAAAGACATACTGTGATCAATTGATATATAATAAGATTGCTTTAATGGAAGACATTCTTGCAGAAACTGATAATAAAGATCAGGCAAAATCTAATGCAACTGAACAAAAGGGTTATTTGGATTCTATTCTGGATGCATGGAAAAATTAACTATCTAATTTCCCTTTCACAACCCTTAGCATAACTTAATCTTGCCCTTCGGGCAACCCTTCGGGTTATCCTTATTTGTTATTCAATATTTATTCAGCCTTTGTTGCCTTGATGGTTGAATTAAGGTCGGTTGATCTGCTGCAATTGATTCTGAATCTATTATACCATATTATTTTTCATTGTAAATAACAAAATAGGCTAATTGAAAAATACTTCACTATATGTATTATTTTGTTTACAATTAATAAAATATAGTATATAATAACTTATGCAAGAGGCAAAAATATCTAAACGAAAATCACGAGGCGAAGACTATGTAAATAATGCAGATTTTTCTGCTGCAGTTTCAGAATATGTTATTCAGGCTAAAAAGGATACTGAATCTGGTATAGAACCTTCTATGGTAACCAACTATATAGCAGAGTGTCTTATTAAAATTTGTAATGGTTTATCACGATCCCCATCATTTATGACATATTCATATCGGGAAGATATGGTAATGGATGCCATTGAAAATTGCCTAAAGGCGGTACTCAATTATGATATTACTAAATCTACTCGAACTGGCAAACCCAATTCATTTGCATATTTTACACAAATTACATATTTTGCCTTTCTTAGACGAATTGCAAAAGAGAAAAAGCAAAATGATATTAAACAGAAAATGATTGATCAGGGTTGCATCGGTATGTTTGCGGATTTTGATGATTCTGGTGATGGGTCTGGAATGATCGGAGAAACAATGGTAGAGCGTATGAGACAGAAGAATGATATGTTCTATAAGAAGGAAAATGAATTAGCACCTATTTTTGAAGTGCCAAAACCAGTCAGAATGGCTAAAAAACGGTCAGCAAAAAAGGAAAGTCCTTTGGATTTATTATTTGAAGATATATGAAAATAGCTATTTTATGTGATACCCATTGCGGAATTAAAAATGGGTCTGATATATTCTTAGATTATGCCGAAAGGTTTTACTCTGAGATATTCTTTCCGTATTTGATTAAGAATAAAATCAAACGAATTTTACATCTAGGCGATTATTTTGATCATCGTAAGTATGTTAACTATAAGGCATTAAATCGTAATCGAACAATGTTCCTTGAAAAGCTTGAGGAATATGATATAATTATGGATATTATTCCGGGTAATCATGATTGTTTCTTTCGTGCTACCAATGATCTATGTTCATTAACAGAAATTCTCAAATACTGCCCAAAAAATGTGAATGTTCATATGGAGCCTACAGTCCTTGATTATGATGGTTTAAAGATTGGTGTTATTCCGTGGATTAATGTAGAGAATTATGCAGCATCAATTGAGTTTATTCAAATATGTGCTGCTCCTATAATAGGAGCTCATTTGGAATTATCGGGCTTTGAAATGATGAAAGGTATACCTGCAGCTTCTCATGGTATGGATGCAGAATTATTTTCACGATTTGAAACTGTAATGTCAGGTCATTATCATACAAAATCAGCAAAGGGTAATATTCACTATCTCGGTGTTGCTTTTGAGCATACATGGTCAGACTGTAATGATCCAAAATATTTTCACATTCTTGACTCTTCAACACGTAAACTAAAACCTATACGAAATAATATTTGTATTTTTAATAGATTGGTGTATGATGATACCTTATATGATAATCCTGTTGCAGAGATTGCAAACCTAGATATGTCATACATAAAAGGATCATTCGTAAAGGTTATTGTAGCATCAAAAAAAGATCCATTTGCATTTGATAAGTATATTGATAAGATTGTACAATCTTCTCCATTTGACTATAAGATAGTGGAAAATCTACGTGAGTATAATTCTGAAAATGTAGAGGATGATGTAATTGTTATGTCCAATACTACAACATTACTTAATACATATGTTGATGCAGTTGAAACTGATTTGGATAAGGATCGTATTAAAAGTAAATTACAAGAATTATATATTGAAGCACAAAATCAAGATGCACTATAACATATGCTAATCTTTAAAACTTTAACAGTACGCAATTTTCTAAGTGTTGGGGATACTCCTCAGGAGTATGACCTTAATGCAACAAGAACTACTTTGGTTGTTGGAAAAAATGGGGTCGGTAAAAGTCTGTTATTAGATTCATTATCATTCGTGTTATTCGGTAAACCTCATAGAGCCATTAATAAACCTCAGTTGGTTAATAGTATTAACGGAAAGAACCTAGTAGTAGAAGTTGTATTTTCAACGGGGCCTTCTGAATATAAAATTATTCGAGGAATTAAACCAGGCATATTTGAGATTTGGTGTAATGGTAAAATGATTAATCAAGAGTCCCATGTTCGTGATTATCAAAAACTTCTTGAGACAAATATTCTTAAACTAAACCATAAAAGTTTTCATCAGATTGTTGTTCTAGGTTCTGGCAATTTTGTTCCATTTATGCAACTTCCGGCACAACACCGCAGAGAGGTTATTGAGGATCTATTGGATATTGGCATCTTCTCAAAAATGAATGTACTATTAAGAGAGAACCAAGCTAAACTTAAGGAAACCATTAAGGATACTGAGCATCAATTAACCTTAATAAAGGGTAAGATTTCCCTACAAAACAAACATATTGATAATCTGAAAAGCATATCTGCATCAGCATCTGCTAAATATGATGATGAAATCATTGATTTACAAACTCAAATTGCGGATCTGCTTATAGTAAATGATGCTTTGCTTAATGAGTATAACCAAAACTATCCAGGCATAAAATTAAGAATTGATAAGAATAATAAAACAAAGGCAACCTTACATTCATATGAATTACAGATTAAGGATAATATTGCTCGAATTGATTCCGATTCTACCTTTTATGAAATTAATAAGGAGTGTCCTACATGTTCTCAATTAATTGACGATGATCTACGAGGGCTTAAAATAACAGAGTGTACTCATAAAAAGACTACATTATCTGAAGGGTATGAACAATTAAAGACTTCTATTTCATATACTACAACAACACTATCTGAACTTGAAATATTATTATCATCGCTCCTTAGGAATCAGAATACTGTTCGCTCCAACCAAACCCTTATTGGTAATTTTGAAAAGCGTATATCCGATCTAACTGTAATTAAAGGAACTGCATCAGAACAAATTGATATTTCTGCAGCAACAACTAATCTTACATTATTTAGAGACCAAAGAGATACTATAGCAGATCTCAAATCAACTCAACTTGAAGAACGAACCTATAATGATGCAATTGCTGAATTACTAAAAGATTCTGGAATTAAGACCAAGGTAATTAGGCAATACCTACCGATTATGAATAAGCTAATCAATCAATATCTTCATATCCTTGATTTCTTTATTAGTTTTGAGTTGGACGAAAACTTTTCCGAAACCATTCGATCACGACATCGTGATGATTTTAGCTATGGTAGTTTTTCTGAAGGAGAGAAGAGTCGTATTTCGTTGGCCTTACTATTTGCATGGCGGAATATTGCCAAGATGAAAAATAGTAGTAACACCAATTTGCTCATTTTGGATGAAGTATTTGATGGGTCTGTTGATGGTGAAGGTACTGAAAATCTTATGAGAATCTTAAATTCCCTAGATCCTGAGGTTCGGATATTTGTCATTAGTCATAAGACAGAGACTTCTGATTCAAGGTTTGATCGTAAGATTACCGTAACAAAACCAGGGAATTTCTCCTCTTATGACATTACCTACGGTGATTCCTAAACTCAAACAGACCTAAAAAGTTGAAAAAACTCCAAATTAGCACTTAGTAAGTTGTTGGTTTCCATAGAGTTACCTTTAGCTTTTAGGACAAAATTGCAGGAATCACCTCTTTTTGAACTTTTATGGTGGATTGGCCATTAAAGCTCTCCTAGGACGCCTAAAACCTTAGTAAAAGACCTTTTGTTGGTTTCTATGGAGTTAGGAACTAAATTTACAAAATGGAATTTAGTTATGTACAAATTGTCTATTTTATGTTACAATATTCATATGGCAATCGGAACCACCACACGAATTAATGCTGAGTCCCAGAAAATGCTGGCCAAACTTTTGGCTAAGGAAAACGTGACCGTTCAGATCGGTAACTATAAAACTGCATTTTTTGATGTACAAAATCGGATCCTAGGTCTTCCGACCTGGAATACTGATTCGAAGCATGTGAGTGACCTATTGATCGGTCATGAAGTCGGGCATGCTCTTTATACTCCCGTTGATTCTGTTGAACAATTCAGGGCTAAATGCCCCGGCGTTCCTTTCTGTGTTGCTAACATCGTTGAAGATATTCGCATTGAGCGGATGGTTCAATCAAACTATCCAGGTCTTGTATATTCCTTCAAGGAAGGCTATAAAAACTTTATTGAAAAGGATTTCTTTGAAATCGGCAAAACTTCTCTTATGGCAAGGAATTTTGCCGACCGTCTAAATATTCATGCTAAGGCAGGAGGTTTCGTTAAGGTTCCGCTTTCTAAAAATGAAAAGGCAATCTATGACCGATGCCTTGCTGCTCAGACTTTCGATGAGGTCCTTGTCATTTGTAATGACATTTATGCAATGATTAAGGATGAGCTTGAAAAGGAAGCCGAAGAAAAGGAAGCCGAAGAAAAGAAACCTTCTAAATCAAAGCAGAAGCCTAATGAAGACCCAACTTTAGGCAATGGTTTTGAATCTGACGAATCTGACGGTAATGGAGATGATGAAGACGACGGTAAACCTTCCGGTAAAGAAGGTGAGGATTGTGATTCTACGAAATCTAAACCTTCTGATGATGATGATGATGATGATGATGCCACCGCCCTAGGAGAAAATGAAGATTCTACCGAAGGTACTGATTCTTCTGACACAAATGCTCCTACGGGAAATACCTCCGGCGGAAATATTGAAAAAGAGTGGAAACCTGATTATTCCTCACAAGATCAATTTGAGTCCAAGACTGCTGATGCATTATCACAGAATCTCGATTCTTTAAAGGAAAACATCATTGACTACAATGTCGGTAATGTTCCTACCCATGCCGAAATGATGGAGGTTGTCATCCCTGTTCATAAGGTTATGGCCGAGCGCAAGGTGAAGGAAATTCGATATGCTAATATTATGTCCGATCCCGCCGCCCTTAATGATTGGAAAGCCTTTCGGGTATCGACTAAAAAGCATCTCGCAGTCCTTGTTAAGGAATTTGAACGTCGTAAGGCAGCATTTCAATATAGTCGAGCTCAACAATCTACAACGGGAACTATTGATGCTAATCGCCTCTATTCCTACAAATTTGATGATAAAATATTTAAGAGTGTTATGAATCTGGCCGATGCCAAGAATCACGGTATGATGTTCTTCATTGATTATTCAGGTTCGATGCGTGGAAGCATTCAGCGGGTGCTCAATCAAACTTTACAGTTGGTTTTCTTCTGTAAGGCTGTTGGCATTCCCTTCTCAGTTTACGGCTTTTCTAGCCCTAGCGGGGGTCGAAACTATGATAATACTACTCCTCAAGCTCCAGGCCATAATATTTCCTTTGCTGGGACTAACATTTTTGAGCTTATTAACTCAACTATGAAGAAAGCTGATTTTGATTTGGCTGCCCGTGAACTCAAGGCTCAATCCTTCAAATTTTCCCACAGTGGTAATGGGGATATGCCATTCGGCGGCAAATACGAGTATATGTATTTGACTCCTCTTATTGAAACCATTATTATCGCCCACGAGCTTGTGAAACAATTTCGTGCAAAACATAATGTTCAAAAGATGAACACAATCTTTCTTACCGATGGGGATGCATGCTCAATGCCCATTAGTAGAAATGATGCCCATATTGAGCATATGAATGCTTTGAGCACTTCGATTTATTCGACTCCTACTAAGGTAAGAATTAATGGTGGTAAATATGTTACTATTCCATCCGGAAGTCAATGGGGCGTTCAACAACGCAATGCATTATATGCTGCTCTGATTGAAAATCTTAAAGTTACTTGTGACACTACGGTCATTGGTTTCTTCATTGCCAATAGAACCTCTGACTATAACACTTCAGGAATCAATGCAATTCGCCACTCGGATAAAAATGGCGTTGTTGGAAACTGGGGTGAGGCATCTGATATTTTCCAAATTAAGAAAAAAGCTGCTAAAAAGGAACGTTGCATGGTTATTAAGAATGGTTTCCGCTATGATGCATACTTTGTTTTTGATGGAAGTAAGTCATTAGATGATGCCTCCGATATGGATTTTGACTCAGATGTTGAGTCTGAAGACGGCAATTTTGCTGAAACTACCTCACAAAATAAACTAGCCAAGGATTTCACTAAATTCAATGCTGAAAAGAAGATTTCACGGGTATTTCTCAACAAATTTGTTGAAATAATTGCATAAAGTTGTTTACAAACCGATGAAAATATGGTACAATATCTATGTACTGCTTGAAACCACAAACACCACTACATTATGACTGAATCTGATAAAATTGCCGCTACCCTGGATATTCTTACTAAACGCGGATCTCTTACCTGGTTATCCTCAACCGAAATTAAGTCGGTTGCCCGTTCATACGGTATTACTTTTGCTAAAATCCATTCGATTTTCCTCAAGGACTCCTATAAGGTCGGTCGCGGAAAGTTTACTTTAACTTCTATGGTCGGACAGACCTTTGTTGATAGTACTAATGAAAAGGTAATAAAGGTCAAATCTGCTAAAAAGGCAGCATTCGTTAAGACTGCTCCTGCATTTGAACTTACTACCAAGCCCACCCCAAAAATTACTTCGATTTCCTCGGGTGAATGCTTTGTGCCTGATGTTGATCCTACCTTCATCGCATGGGGTGATTATAAGACAATCCGCAAAATCATTGAAGCACGAATGTTCTTCCCGGTTTATATCTCAGGTATGTCCGGCAACGGCAAATCTCTGATGTGTGAGCAAGCCTGTGCGAAACTGAAGCGCGAATATATCCGCGTTCAGATTTCACCTGAGACCGATTCCGATATGTTGCTCGGTGGTTTTCGCCTTATTAATGGTGAAACGGTTTTCCATAAAGGTCCTGTTGTTAAGGCTATGGAAGCCGGAGCAATCCTTTTGATTGATGAGCTCGACCGCGGCTCCAATAAGATTATGTGCCTTCAAGGCGTTCTTGAAGGTAAGCCAATTTTGATTCCCCAAACGGGAGAAATGATCATCCCTCAGCCTGGCTTTAATGTTATTGCTACTGCCAATACAAAGGGTCGAGGATCCGATGATGGCCGATATTCAGCCGCCAATATTATTGATGAGGCTTTCATTGAGCGATTTGTCGCCACTATTGACCAACCGTTTCCCGGATTTAAGATTGAGCGTAATATTGTTGCTAAACACATGGAAGCATACGGGGTTAATGATGAAGAATTTACCGACAAGCTTGTCTCTTGGGCTTCAGTTATTCGTAAAACCTATGACGCCGAAGGTGTTGATGAACTTATCAGCACTCGCCGCCTTTGCCACATTGTGAAAGCCTACTCGGTTTTCCAAGATCGACTTGCTTCCATTAGCATGTGTATTGCCCGCTTTGAAGCTGAAACTCGCGAAGCATTCCTTGATCTCTATACCAAAATTGATTCTGGTGTTATTAAAGCAGATGCTGATGTCACCGAAGTTGTGACCGACCTCGACACTCTACAAAATATAATGTAAAAACCCATGAAGAAAAACCGAATTCCAATTGAAATAAGCAAGGTATCACCATTTTCAGGAATCGCCCGTGCGCTGGCACAGCCAGGGGCGCAAGACTCACCTAACACGACCAACGATCTATGAAAACTGAAACTCCACAAACAGAGAACGTTCCGGCTGATGTCAATGACATCGGCAATATTCATATTCTTGAGCGAGAATTAGAGCAGGCGGAACGCTATATGGATGCCGCATTAAAAAATAATGCCATGGCCATGTAACTTTTTGTTTACATTTCATCCGATACGGTATATAATATGATTATACTTTAGCGATTGGTCTACACGCTAAAATTAAACATAGACCAAACAAAACAAAACAAAACACATACACAAATATGACAAAGACAAACATGAAGAAGTTGACATCACTCCTAGGCAAAACTACACAAAAGGAGGCGCTTTATTCATTCCTAGAAGCCGGCCACGAATTTACCGTTGCCGATGCCATTAATGCTGGTTGTGCTGATCCTCGCCGAGTTGTTAATCAACTCCGTGACCTTGGCTTCCCAGTTTACCTTAATGATCGCACTCTGACTACGGGAGAAACCGTTCGTCGCTATCGTCTTGGCACCGCTCGTAAGAACGGCTAAGCAATGGGAAAACATTGGCGGCAGGTATGTGGTGTACCTGCCGCCTTTTATTGAATATGCAATCTGTAATTACAAAAGAAGTTGGCATTAAATATGATTCGGAAAAACCGGATTATTCTTTACTTGCGCCTGATGCCTTAGAGGAATTGGTAAAAGTGCTTACATACGGAGCTAATAAATACTCCCGAGATAATTGGAAGCAATTAACTGATGCTAATAATAGGTATTTTGCAGCTTCAATGAGACATATGTGGGCATTGCGCCGTGGAGAAGAGTTAGATCCTGAATCGGGTCTATCTCATATTGCCCATGCAATGGCTAGCATGATGTTTCTTTTTGAACTTAATAAAGTTTAATATTTACAACCATACAATTTTAATATACAATACATAATAACAATATGAAACTAAGTACACAAACGCAAGAAATTCTTAAGAATTTTAGCACAATTAATTCCAACCTCGTTGTCAAACAAGGTAATCAACTAACTACAATCGCAGAGGCTAAGAATGTAATTGCTATTGCAACTACCCCTGAATCATTTGACCAAGAGTTTGGAATTTATGATTTGTCGGAATTCCTAGGTATGCATAATCTAGTTGGAACGGAACCAGAATTGACTTTCTCAACCGAATCCGTACAATTTTCTTCAGGGCGTAGTAAAGCAACTTATCGCTTTGCAGATCAAAGTATTCTTACAACTCCTAAGTCAGCAGTAAAAATGCCATCATCTGATCTAACTATTACAATCACAGCTGATAATCTTATCCAAGTTCGTAAGGCGGCAAGTGTAATCGGTCACTCCATTGTATCCATTCAAGGTAAGAATGGAGCAGTTTCGCTATCGGTTGTTGATCCCAAGAATTCGTCAAGCAATACTTTTTCTATTATTATAGATGAGAAGAATGCGCAAACAGCTGATTTTGATTTGCAGTTTCTCATTGCCAATTTAAAGGTAATCGGAGGCGATTATAAGGTAGATATTTCATCTAAACTAATTTCACATTGGGTTAGTTCTTCACTTTCTATTGAATATTTTATTGCCTTAGAGAAGACGTCAACATTCAATCTATAATCTATAAACACAAACAAACATATGGAAACAGAAACAACAAACACACAATTGGATCTAAATGATATTGCTCTTATGACTAATATCATTTACACTGCCTCACGCCGAGGTGCATTTGAACCTGCTGAGTTCAAAATCGTAGGAACTCTTTTCGAGAAATTGAAAAGTTTTCTACCAGAGCCAGAAGCTGAAGAAACCGGAGAAGCTGTAACCGCAAATACTTCCACTGAAGTAGAAGCGGTTCCAGAAAATCAAATTACAGTTGATTTTAGTGAAGCAAAAGCCTAACATACAATAATATGAATACAATATCAAAATTTAGAGTAACCCGATTCATTACTCCCTCTTTTGTGCCAATGTTTGCAGTTATTGATACAGAAGATAAACTGATTTTTCAATACAATCCAGAAGCATTACAAGATTCTATGGCGATTCATGGAAAACAAAAGGCGTTTGAATTATTCCGAGAAGAACATATGGGCTCAGCATCAGATGATAAGAAGGAACTTGTGGGAGAAGCTGTAGATTTCATTGAACAACAATAATATGAACGATATTGACATTACAATTGATAAGCCCGCCAAGACTCGTCTTGATGGTAGCACTAAGGGTGGATTCATTTATGAAACATTTACTTTTCCAGGCCGATCATATCTCTGGGTAAAGTATATGTGGCCTGGTTCTGGGTTTGATGCCGTCTCGGGATCTGCCCGTCAAGCAAGCAGTCATGCAGTAACCATTATCTACTCCCTTGTTTTTTGGGCTGTTGTCAGTGGCGCCGCATATATTTGGGCAACCGGTGCTCTTGATAAGTAAACCTAAAGGCGGGCATTAGAAATGATGCCCGCCCTTTCTAAATCAAATAAAATATGTACATTACATTTACTAACGAAAAAAACTTTAACACAGGAAAAACTTCTCTAGAGGGAAGTGATTTTGATAACTATAACTCAGAACTAGCCTTGAAGTTTTTTACTATAGGCGCTATTACCGATGCAGTCCTAACACTAAAAACCTTCGGTCTAGATGAAGGAATCCACTTTGACATTACAGACTAACACACACATATGATTGACCTAGCCGATAAAGACAAACAGAAAGCCGTTTTGGATGCCATTAAGGAAATCTCAGAGGAGATGACGAAGGCTGATGAAGCTCGTATACAGATAAACGAAATTCTAGTTTCTGCGGTTGCTGCATTTGAAATTGAGAAAAAAACATTGAGGAAAGTTGCCAAGCTATATCATAGCCGTACAGCAGCTGCTTTTACCGAAGAAGTAAATGAGATTACAGATTTGTACTCTGCAATCACTCTTCCTTGATGAGAAATATCTAATGCTGTATATTAATGGGTTAATCATGCAGAGTCGGGGGGGGGGGCTTCTCCAGTCCGCACCCGATACATTTTCTTATGGACAAATAAAGAATTTGTATGGTGCTATTATTAAGCCCTAATAATAAATATACTTATGACTGTCACAGTCATATAGGTATTCTTGGAATCCATAAAGGATCTTCGGGTTGTTCTTTGAATCTTCTGGATTTTTCTCCAATCTTATCATAAAGTTTATTTCCAGTTGCATTAGATTTTTTAAATTGGCGTTCTCTTTCTTTTTGTTCTGGAGATTTATTTTGATGGGCAATACTTATATTTTGACAATGAGCATCTGATAAAGTTGAACCTATTTTAGCTATACTTATATTTTTACTAGCCATTTCTTTTTGTTCAATAGTTTCGATTTCTCGCCGTTTTAATTGAGCAATACTCATACTTTGAAATAATTCTTCTTTTATTTCAGGAGTCATTTCTTGGTATCTTTTTATAACTGCAAGACTTATATTTTTACAATGTGACGGCAATAATATTTTACCTAATTTAGCATTACTCATTTTCTTCTTAGATTCTTCAGAATGCGGTCCATTACGATAAAATCCTTCGTTTCCATTTGAATTATTAATATATCTCGGATTATTTTTTGCATTCACTGTATGAAGAAATTTAGATTCTGCTATTCTTACTTCTTGTTCAGTCATATAATGGCGAATATAAAGAATTCTAAATGAATCTATTCCGTATTCTTTAATTAATTCTTTAATAGCTTTAGAAGAAGTTTGATATCCTTCTTCAGTCATTAAGATTAATGAATCACATTCTTTTATTACCCGTTTTCCATATTTACATCCAAAATATAGTCTATAGGATGGAATATGTTCGATAATATAAGTAAAAGGACTTTTACATGTTAATCCTTTAGGTATAAATAATTTTATAGGTTGCATAGTAGTTGTAATGGGCTAGTGTAAAGCTGGCGGATATTTGTAGTATCGCGGTCAGCATCTATATTCTATTTATATAAAATGTTATTTACAAATCACATAAACTAGTATATAATCTATTTATACAAACAATATGAAAAAAATTAACTTAAATGAATCATTGTGGGTCGAACGATATAGACCGCAAATAATTGAAGATTGTATTCTACCAAGAAATATCAAGGATATTCTATTAGCTATTGTAAAATCTAACGATATGCCAAATCTTATGTTGGTAGGAACTGCTGGTCTTGGTAAAACTACTTCCGCTAAAGCATTATGCAATGAATTGAATTTAGATTCTATTTTTATTAATTCAAGTGAAGATTCAGGCATTGATATTTTGCGAAATAAGATTCGTCAATTTGCTTCAACAGTTTCCCTCTCAGGTGGATTGAAGGTTGTTATTCTCGATGAGGCTGATTATTTACAAGCAAATTCTACACAGGTAGCAATGCGCGGCTTTATTGAAGAATTTTCAAATTGTCGGTTCATCTTTACATGTAACTTTAAAAATAGGATCATTGAAGCCCTTCATAGTAGATGTTCAATTATTGAATTTAATACAACAAAAAAGGAATTAGCAGTTCTTGCTCAATTATTTATGAAGCGCCTTGTATTTATTCTTAAAAATGAAGGCATTAAACATGAAGATAAAACTATCGCAGAACTGATTATTCGTCACGCTCCCGACTGGAGGCGGGTAATTGGAGAATGTCAAAGATATTCAGTAACAGGAGAAATTCCAACAGAAATTCTTATTGGTGCTTCAGATGAGAATGTGGATGAACTTATTGGTTTTTTGAAAACAAAGGATTTCAAAAATATGCGCTCTTGGGTGACAACTAATTCTTCAATGGACAGCACAGCCATTTTTCATAAGATTTATGATGCGCTATCTAATGCTGTAGAACCCGGTTCAATCCCATCAGCTGTACTAATCCTTGCTGAGTATAGTTTTAAATCAGGTCAGATGACGGACCGAGAATTAAATATGGTAGCAGCCTGTGTTGAACTTGCTGCTAATATTAATTGGAAATAAATTATTATGGCTGTAAAAAAAGATAAAATTCAACTGCCCCCAAAAATAAAACCAATGGGTGTATTTGATATTATTAATAATATCAATGAAGGTGCCCGCGGTAAGAATTTATTTGATAATTGTAAAGCAGATAAATCCGAAGATGTAAAAAATGAAATTGAAAAGTTGTATAATTCATTTATCATAAATCGAGGGTTTTCTAATTTTCAAGATACGGTTCTTTTGGTAAATGAAATGAATAAATATCCAACGCTTCCTACCAAAATGCAATATGATTTTCTACGGCATATTATTCGTCCATGTAAGCGATTTGCAAAATGGGGTAAAGCAGGAGATGATTCTAAGGATGTTCAAATGCTAATTGAGTTATATCAATACTCCTCTGTAAAAGCACGAGAGGCATTAACTCTATTATCAGAAGATCAATTGGTTCAATTGCGGAAGAGAGTTGATCATGGCGGCCGATAAATAATAGTATATAATATGAATATTATTGATCCTACTGACATTATTAAATGGACTCCAGCAGATATGGCGGAGGTGTATCTTGAAACTCCTGATGATTTTCTTAAGGTGAAGGAAACATTATCTCGAATTGGTGTTGAATCAAAGCGAGAGGTAAACGTTTTATTTCAGAGCTGTCATATCTTACATAAGAGAGGACGTTATTATATAGTTCATTTTAAAGAATTATTCTTACTTGATGAAAAACCTTCAACATTTACTAAGGATGATCTAGCGAGACGTAATACTATAACAATACTCTTATCAGATTGGGGACTATTAAAGATTGTTAATGTTGCATCTCTGTCTGAAGTAACAGACCTAAAAAGAATTAAGATCATTCCTCATAAGGAAAAGAAAGAATGGGACCTTCGTCCAAAATATAGTATCGGAACCAAAAAAGTATGAAAAAAGTAATCTGTTTGACAGCATTAATCCTTGCATCAGTATCCTGTGAAATTGACCCGTATTATTATGGGCCAACTCCAATTGTAGTTCCAATCTATTATTCCCCAAGACGATACTATTCTCCGTATGATGATTTTGGTCATACCCGCACTCGATATGAATTATATAATTCTCCATATCGGTGTCATACTTCCCCACCTATACATAATAATCGGCATCTAAAGTACTAGGATAAATATCAATATGTATAAATATAACATATGTGTGTAGTTGCCATTCGATATATTAAGGGGTTCGGATTTTGCGGTTCCAAAAATAGGGACAGAAATTATGCAACGGAAATTAAAGTAATCAATTCTAACCGAAATGATGTTCAACGGTTATATATTGATGACCAGATGACCCGTTGGACTGAGGGTATTAATGAACACGGGCTTTCTATTATATCTGCATCATTCTCAGTAAAGTCTGATGAAAAAGAAGGAGAGAAGGTTCTTTCAAAGAAAAAATCTAAGAAGCCTATGGTTTCTCCTGATGGTCTTGCAATACGTAGTGCTTTATTACTCAAAGATCCAAAAACGGCTGCAAAATATCTCATTGATAATGAACTTGCAGGTGCTACCTTTATATTTAATCGTGATACTTGTTATCTATTAGAAGGCGGCTTTACTATAAAGAAAGCAGCTTCTACAAAGGAAGTACCTCGTGAGTATGTCTATAATCTTAAGGAGATTACAAAGAAGGATAGATATGCTGTTCGTACCAATCATGGTATTGATATGCCTATGTTAGGTTATTCTGAAAATTCCGATGATCCTAGTGTAAAAAAGGCAAGAGCTAGTTCAGAAGAACGATGGAAGATTGTTAATAATTATTTACGTGATACCAAAATAGTAGAGCCAAGCGGTCTTCTCGATGCTATGTCACAATCTCCTAATACGGACGTATTCATGAATCCTATTCGTATGGGAGATCCTAAGAAAGGCGATATGTGCACCACAGGTACTCTACTATTAGTACCGTCCGAATGTACTTTGCATTACCGTCCTATCTTTTCTAAGGTAGAATTTGATTATAATAAATTATCTAATGAAACCAATAAAACATTCTTTGAGATTATTTCTAGCCGCAAACTTTTAAGTTTTAAGAATTTTGTAAAGAAGGATCAGAAATAATAAGTTTGTGTTTAGTTATACCGGGTTTCCACTCTGCTCCTTCCGGTTGATTTTCACAAAGCTTATTAATGATTCCATTAGTATACCATTTACAAATAGGTCGTTTCTTTCTATTTGCCTTTTTTTGTAATTTTTCTTCTTGTGTTAAGGATTTTTGTTTATGCCTACCAGGAACCCACTCATCTCCTTCTGGTTTTTCTTTAGATATTATAGTTTTAACTCCATTATTGAAACATAATTTACCTCTAGTTGAATTACCACAAAGTTCTCTTAATTTATCTATTAAAAATACACCAGGAACCCACTCATCTCCTATTGGTAATTTATCAGCAAAAATTGTTTTAATACCATTATTAAAAGCTATTTTGTTTTTCTTAGTTTTGCTGATCTTTCTTTTTACCTCTTCAGGCCTTGGTCTACCCATTAACTTTTTAGATATTTTATCACAAGATTCTAAGCTTAAAGGTACCCTTGGTACACCCTTTTGTTTTTCACTTATTTTTCTTATTGTACCCTCTGTTTGTGGATGCCCCGGTTTTCCAGTTAACGCTATACTTATTTTAGTTTTTGTTTCTTCTGTTATAGCCGGTCTATTTTTAGCAGCTATACTCAGTTTTTGTTTAGTCTCCTCTGAATGTGGGCCGCCGTAGAAATTAGTTCCGCCATTAGATTTATTAATATATCTTGGGTTAGTTCTAGCATTAACATTCTTAAGATGTTTTTCTTCTGCTTCCCGAGCTTCTTGCCCAGTTGTATAGTGTTGAATACAAAGAACATTAAACGCATCTAGTCCGTATTCTTTTATCAACTCCTTCATTTGAACCGATGAAGTTTGATAACCAGATTCCGTCATAAATATAGAGGAATCGCATGGGCTCCCTTTATAATCGGCCCATTTACACCCGTAATATAGAAGTTTTAGTGGTATCAGTTCTACGAAATATGTGAATGGGCTTTTATAGGTTAATCCTTCAGGTATAAATAATTTTAATGCTTTTTCTTGTTGCATAGTAGTTGTAATTGGCTAGTGTAAAGTGGTTAGGATTTGATAGATCAGTGAACCACAATTTTATTTATACTTTGTTATTTACAAATGTGACCTTTTTTGTTATAATTATTTTATGCTAAATGGCTTTTATACAGATGTTTCAAGAAAGATGAATTCTCTTCTTTATAGAGGATATGATGATGATGGTCGTAAGATCTATAATACTTACAAATTTAGGCCTCAGATGTTTTTGGAATCTAAAGATCCAAATGCTAAATGGAAAACACTTGATGATGTCCCCGTCGATCCTATGCGATTTGACTCGATGAGTGATTGCCGTGCTTTTATGAAGCAATATGAAGACATTAAGTCATTTAAAATATTCGGTAATTCAAATCATATACCTGCATTTATCCAGGCAGAATTTCCAAATGAAATTAAATATAAAGCAAAGCAAATTGATATCTGCTATCTGGATATTGAAACACAGATTGCTAAATCTGGGGTCTTTGTAGAAGCAACTGAAGCAACCGAGACAATTACACTAATTGGCATTAAATCCTCAAAGAGCTCTAACTACATCCAATGGGGTCTAAAACCATTTGATCAAAATAAATCTATAGTTTCTCACATTGAAGTTGAGTATCATCAATTTGATTCTGAGCACGAAATGCTATCGGATTTTATTTTATGGTGGAACGACCCAATGAATACGCCCGATGTTATTACAGGTTGGAATACAAAACTATATGATATTCCATATTTAGTAAATCGCTTATCTAGAATTCTTGGAAGCGATGAAGCAAAACGATTATCCCCTTGGAATAATATTGAACAAAAATCAGTTATTATTAAAGGAAAGGAATGTACATACTTTAATATTTCAGGTATTCAACAACTTGATTATATTGATCTATTTAAGAAATTCTGTTTGAATACATATGGGGCTCAAGAATCTTATAAGTTAGATTTTATTGCAGATCTGGTTCTTGGAGAAGGAAAGATTAACTATGGTGAATCTGGTTATTCCAATTTAACTGAACTATATGAAAAAAATCATACCTTATATGCTGACTATAATATTGTTGATATCGAGTTAATTATTAAACTTGAAGAAAAACTGGGACTACTTGCGCTTGTATTTACTTTGGCTTACTATGCAGGAACTAATTATAATGATGCATTAGGAACTGTTGCTATTTGGGACGCTATTATCTTTAGGTATCTTGCAAAGAAACATATTGCGATTCCTCAAAATAAAATGTCCTTTAAGACTGAATATGCAGGAGGTTTTGTTAAAGATGCGCAGTCAGGTAGGCATGAATGGATTGTGACATATGACCTTAACTCATTGTATCCTATGTTAATTGTCCAGTATAACATTAGTCCAGAAACTATTGTTCCTCATATGAAAGTTCAAGGTCTAACACCTGAAAAGATTTTGGATAATCCTAATATTAATCAATGGTATCCAGAAGACAATTTGGCTATTGCTGCAAATGGTGCATGTTTTAGAAAAGATAAACAAGGATTTCTTCCTGCTCTTATGGAAGAGTTGTATAATAAGCGTGTTACTATTAAACAACTGATGATTACGGCTCAGAAAGAAAAAGAAGTAACAGATAAGAAGTCAAACCGATATGCTGAACTTCTCATTGAAATTGATCGAGCCTCCAATGAGCAGATGGGAATTAAAATTCTACTTAATTCCTGTTATGGCGCTCTTGCAAATATTTGGTGTAGATACTATAATATTGAATTGGCAGAAGCGATCACACTATCAGGCCAATTAGCAGTTCAAACAGCAGAGCGTGAACTTAATAAATTTCTTTCTTTGGCGCTTGAAGATACTACTGCAAAAGATCGAATAATTATGTCAGACACAGATTCCGTTACAGGTGATACGATTATTTCTATTAATAATAAAAATATTACCATTGAGGATTATTATAATTCTAGCATAGGTTTAATGATAAAAAATGATTCATTTAATAGAAATTATGTAAAGGATATATCTAAAAATAATGATTATACAATATCATTGAATAAAAAAACTAAACAGATAGAAACTAAAAAAGTACAGTATGTTATGAAGCATACTGTTAAAAAAAGAATGTTTAAAATTACAGATGATACTGGTAATACGGTAGTTGTAACAAAGGACCATTCTATTATTGTTGAAAATATTATAGATGGAAAAATTTTAGAGATTACTCCAGAAGAATTAAATTCTCAAAAGCATAAAATACTTTCATTAAAACTCCCGTTTGTATAAATACATTATATGCAAGCGATACAGACTCAATCTGATGGTGGTAAATTGTTAAAATTTTTTATAAAAAAGAACTATCCTATTTTAGATAGTACGAAAGTTTGTGATTTTACTTATATTTTATCTAGGAGACACACTAGTAGATTTAAAGCTATAATGACGTATAGACCACCTAACAGTTTTATAGAACTTGAGTATATTTTAAGAAAAGCTCAAGAGTTCGGAAAAGCTCAAACCTTAGATAGTTTCACATTTACATATGGTAATAAAGAAGGCTCTATAAGATGGAAAGAATATTGTGAAAAACAATCCAATACTAATACATTTGATTATAAAAAAGAAAAATATGGTTTTAGTGAACAGGATTTCTTAGATTTTAATAAATCTAGATCAGTTACTTTAGAATTATGTGTAAAAAGACATGGGCAAGAACTAGGACTTATTAAATGGAATAAGTATTGTGAAAAACAAAGATACACTAATAGTGAAGAATATCTTGGGACTGAAAAATATATTAAGGTTAATTCAGAAAAAGGGCAAACATTAGAAAATTATATAAGGATATACGGAGAACTTGGTCATAAAAAATTTACTGATTACCTTAAAAAAATATCTAAACATTTCATCAAAAGAACTAGAGAGAATTACATATCAACTTATGGAGAACTTGGTGATCTAAAATTTGATGATTATATAAAAAATATTAATCGTAAAGGGTATTCCAAAATAAGCCAAGAATTATTTAATGAAATAATTACATGGGGTTTATTTAACAATACTAAATGTTATTATGCTACGTATAATAAAGAGTATGGGGTTTATTCTGAAAAATATAAAAGAGGTTTTTTCTATGATTTTGTGTGTTCAACCTATAAATTAGTTATAGAATTTCAAGGGGATCATTATCATGGAAATCCATTGATATATGGTCCTAATGATTTTCTAAAAGGTAGAGGACAAGGTAAACGTACTGCCAAGGATGTATGGGAATTAGATGAAATAAAGAAAAATGTTATTTACAATGAACGAGGATATGATACAATAGCTATCTGGGAATCAGATTACAATACAAATAAAACAGACTTATACAAGAGATTACAAAATGAGATTACAAAGCACATCAAACTTCACAATTGAAGATTTAGGAATTATAGAAAATGATGTTTATGATATAGAAGTAGATAACAATCATAATTTTTTTGGTAATAATATATGTGTGCATAACTCTGTTATGATTGGTTTATCTGACGTTATTGATAAATGCAAACCAAAAGATCCACATGAGTTTCTTTTAAATTTTGGTAAGACATCCCTTGAACCTATTATTGCTCGGGGATATAAAAATTTAGAAATCATAACTAATGCATATAAAAATACCATGGTTATGAAAACAGAAAAAATTTGTTCTGTTGGAATTATCCAGGCGAAAAAAAGATACATATTCAATGTAATTTCAAGTGAAGGTGTAGTATATAAAGAACCTAAACTTGTTATGAAAGGTATTGAGGCTATTAAATCTTCAACACCTAAAATATGTCGAACAGAATTTAAAAAGTTATTCAAACTTCTTATGGTGGTATCCGAATCTGAAATTCAAGCAGAGGTTGAAAGATTCCGAGAAGAGTTTGAAAAAGAACCAATTGAAAAGATGGCATTCCCTCGTGGTCTTACTAGTATTAAAAAATATATTCAGAAGGTAGGAGCCGATGGACGTAAGGTTCCATATATAAAAGGCACTCCTATGAATAGTAGAGCATCTATTATGTATAATCACTTAATAAAAACTATGGGGTTAAATACTAAATATCAATATATTAAAGGTGGTGACCGAATCAAATACATCTTCCTTCGTAAAGGCAATCCAACTGGGGAAAATGTAATTGCATTCCTTGATAAACTGCCACCAGAATTTGGCTTGGACACCTATATTGATCGAGACCTATTATTCACTAAAACCTTTATTGAGCCTTTACAATTAATCCTCACCGCAATCGGATGGAAATCACTCCCCATTGCATCACTTGAGGATTTTTTCTCTTAATACATAATATATGACAAACGAACAAGCAAAAATAATGTGGGGTTATAAAAAAGATGCTCTTATTGAAAATGATACATGGGAGAATAGTATTGTGAATCCTGCTATACCACAAGATGATATGAAATTAATGCATGCTTTTTATGGCATTCATGAAGCAATAGAAAAACTAAGTCCCGAACAGCTAAAGGAATTTATTTCATTCAGATTTAGATTTCTTCAAGAGGAAGTAAATGAAGGTCTTAAGGCAATTGATGAAAAGGACGGAGACGGCATTGTTGATAGCATTATTGACCTTGTTGTTGTCGCAGTAGGAACTCTCGATCTTCTTGGTGTTGACTTTAAAACAGCATGGAATTCAGTATTGAGTGCTAATATGAATAAAAAGGTGGGTATAAAGGCAAGTAGACCGAATCCGCTTTCATTACCAGATTTGATAAAACCCGAAGATTGGCAAGCTCCGTGCCATAAGGATAACTTAGGAGTAATTCAAGATGCTCTAAATCATACAGCTTAATATGAAGTATTCTTTGACAATCTTCAAAACCATATTTGATAATAAAACGCATCGTAAGATGACATTTGATTCTTTTGATGAGTTTGAGAATCTACTATATAAGTTGGCAAAGGAACCAGGTTATAAACCGAAGAAAGGAGAATATGTAAAAAATGGATCCCCCCTCATTACCCCCGCAATATTCACAGACGGAGAAACCAGGAAAAATGCAAATGTTCAAAACTGGTCTGGCTGGGCTGCGATTGATGTTGATGACTATACTGGAAACTTTGAAGATGCCGTAAACGTATTTCGGTCAAACAGGTTCGTCTGTTACTCGTCTGCATCAAGTACAAAGGAGAAACCAAAATTTAGAATTATTCTCCCTTTAACTTCCAATGTGGTTGCATCTGATATTCGTCATCTGTGGTATGCCCTTAATAAAGAGTTTAAATCAATTGGAGACCCACAAACAAAGGACCTATCTAGGATGTATTACATTCCGGCACAGTATCCCGATTCATATCAATTCATATTCTCCCATGCTGATGCTCCTATGATTGATCCTAAGAAACTCATGGAAAAACATCCATTCATTTCTGGGAGTTCAAATTCATTTGCCGATAGTCTATCGCCTGAAATGCGTGAACGTATTATGGCATATCGAAAAGAGAAATTAACAAATACCTCATATTCTTGGAAGTCATACTCGGATTGTCCTTTCGTTAATCGTACACTTATTGCTGAATACCGATCCATATCGGAGAGTGGTTGGTATGCAAAGATGTATCAAATAATGATGTCAATTGCATCATCAGCTATGCGCCGAGGGTATCCAATCTCATCTCGTGAGATTGCAGTCCTTTGTTCGGAAATTGATGCAGATACCGGAGGATGGTACAAAAATCGCCCTCTTGAAACTGAGGCATCCCGGGCGTTGGATTTTGCCTGTCGGTCATTATGATGAGCCCGATTTGAGGCCACCTACGGCCTTAGATGGTAGATTCCCCAATAGGATGAAGGAATTGAAGACCTTATGGGTTTAGGCTAAAAATGGCGGATTCGGCTATTGCAAACCAACAACTTACCTAATGGATTCCGTTGTTTGAGTGAAGATTTCATGATTTCAGCCTACATCGGTATTTCAACATCCTCCTAAGCGGTTGGTTTGTAATAGCCAAACTATTTTCAACTTTAGCGAATTTAGTTATGTACAAACTGCTTATTTTATGGTACAATAAAGCCGTAAGCAACACTTCCCACATACTATAATGACTCCTACTAAGACTACCGCCCTTTCCGCCCGTAAGAACCTGATCGCGCAAATTGCCCAACGGCATGCTGCTGAACGCGAATTTATTAAGTCGACCGCTGTTAAGCTGAGCACTGAAAATTGCTCCGAATATGATACCGTTATCGCCGAGGAGTTCGCCGCTCTTCAAAATACATCCACCACAAATCCTTCCTTTTCCTAATAATATGAAAACTGCAACCTTTGACTACTCACCTATTGCCCTACGAAAATTAGTTCGCCATAAGGTTGCTCCGCCTTCCTTCTCCTTCAAGGATCGTAAGAAGGATTCTAAGCGCAAAGCCTGCCGAACCAAATAAAATTATGAAACCGCAAAAAGCCCTCTTCATGTGCCGGTAAGATCGTTGTCGAGATTGATGGTAAGAAATACAAACTGATTGAACTATGAAATACCAAATTTTTGATAACGTTATCGTTGATGATGGCGACTGCCCCTTTGAATTTGAAGCTATGATTATTGACTACGATAAAGAAACACAACTTTATATCATGGAAGATGAAGATGGTGATGTTTTTGAAGTAATAGAATCTCAAATCCTAGAATTAGCCTAGCCTCATGAATATAGAGTTAACTTTATTTATTGCTGGCTGTATCCTTATCCTTATAGGATATTCTATCAACGTCAAATCCTAATTATATGATCAAATTGGAAATACTTGAAACCATTATAACTATAATCGTAGCTACAATTCTATTTGCCATCCTGTTAATTGGTAAAATATTACTATGAATAATCTATTAACACTTGAAAATATTATAGTTGCAATAGTCTTTGTACTCTATGCTGTAGTTGGAATTTCATACACTCTAAAACATCAATGGGCTTGGGCATCTGTATGGTTTTCCTATGCTGCTGCAAATGCAGGATTGATTGCTGTTGTAATGACATCAAAATAAACATAATATATACTTTAACAACAAAACATAATATGGGCATGTATGATAACATTTTTTTAGATATGGCGCTGCCGTCTCTTCCATCAGAATTTCTAGAATATCATGGAGGCAATTCTCATAAAATAGGTTGGCAAACTAAAGATACTCCGAATCAATATCTGTCATCTTATAAAATTACCGAAGATGGAATTCTTCAATTTGAAAAGGTTGAGGGTGAATGGATTGCAGGTGAACCACTCGACGATCCAGAAAATGCAACATGGTTAGATCGAATGGCAGCCATGGGGCACTTTAATAAGACCAGTGTAGTTTGGGAAGATGTAATCGGATTCACCGGAACTATTAATTTCTACGATTCCTGGAAACATAAGAATTATACACATGATGACGAATCTCATTATAAGTTCAAATATGGATGGATAGAATATTGTGCTGTTTTTCTATTGGGAAAGGTAGTTTCACTTGAATTGGTATCTGCTGAAGATCCCGTGGAATATACCGAAGACGAGGTTACAGAAAATATTAAACAGTGGGATAAAGCCCGGGCAGATCGTGATATTGAGAATAAAAAGAATCGCATTGAATTCCCAACTCCAGAACAAAAATTAATTGATTCTATAGAGGCAAGCCTGCGTATTGAGACTGCTATCTTTGATCAGGATGATTTAATTCATAAACTTAGTTCCATTAAAGAATTAATTCGCACATATAGAGAAAAACATGACCGAAATTACACAAAAACAAACTGAAGAAATGTATAAATTCCGCAGAAAGAAATTCCTCTGTGATAAAAATACAATTCAAATTCTTAACAATGCCTTATCCATGAATGGAGTGGCAGATCGCTATATCAAAATTAAATAAAAATATGAAACTAAATAAAGAACAAAAAAATAAAGTATTAGCACTTCAAGAAGAACTAATTATTTTTAATCAAATCATTGATCAAAAATACAGATTCTTGGTAAATGATCTTGGTGATGATCTCTCTGAAGAAAATGAAGGATGGTTATGGGATCTCTGTATGAATCCGACTTGCAATCCCGATTTAGCCGAAGAACATTTGTTTGAGAAAGATCCTGTGCATAGTCCTAAGATCGGTGATCGGTATCAATATCTTAGTCAAGGGACTGAGTACTATGGAGACATCTTTATTGTCTGTACTCACGCCTTTGAAAATACAGAAGAATTATATTTTACACTTCAAAATTTGGAGAATGGTGAACACTGGTCATATCTAACAGAAGATATTTCTGAAGTATTCGGGCAGAGTTCTCACGAGTTTGCATATTTATGCAATGAGTAAATTCTATGCAGGAATAGGAAGTCGTGAGACTCCTGAAGAAGTTCAAGATATGATGACAGAAATTGCATCATATCTTGAAGATAAGGGATATATGCTTCGTTCAGGCAATGCTAATGGGGCTGACCAGGCTTTCGCAAAGGGGGTAAAAAGAGCAGCACAGATTTGGTTGCCTTGGATGGAGTTTAATCAATGGTTCTCTCTATCATACCCTAAACATGAGTATGCTGTAATTAATACAGACGATATAGATGCATATTCATCTATTGAGAAATATCACCCCAAACCAAAATCATTGGGCCATGCTGCGCCATAAAACTAATGGCGCGAAATTTTAGACAAGTGATTGGTAGAGATAATGAATCAAATTCGGAATTCGTAATTTGCTGGACTAAAGAAGGAAAACCAGTTGGTGGTACAGGGCAAGCTCTAAGAATTGCAAGCGATCATAATATTCCGATATATAATATGTTTGAATATAATGTCCAGCAATTAAAAAATCAGTTAGAAATTTGGCATAATATATGAAACCCTACCGATTATTCCTGGATGATATGCGCCGACCAGAGGATGCTTTTGTTCCTGGCGTAAGAACTAAAGATATTGGAATTGTATCTACTACATCATTATTAGATCTAACTGGTACAATTCCAGTAGACTGGGTTGTAGTTCGTAATTATGATGAATTTGAATTTATGCTCCGTAGTGCTGGCATTCCTTCTATGGTATCATTTGACCACGATCTTCATCTCGAACACATCCGTCATTATTTTAATGATACTATAAATTCAGGTATTGTTGAATATGGAAATCTAAAGAATAAGACAGGGCTTGCATGTGCTCAACTTCTTATTGATATGTGTATTACTAATAATACAGAAAAAACACAATTTCCAAAATGGTATGTTCACTCAGCTAATGAATGGGGCGGCGCTAATATCTCAACCCTTTTGAACTCCTATAAAGTATGAATATGGAAGAACTATATAAAGCGAATGCAGATCTAATTAAAGCACAAGCAATCATAGCAGACTTCTTTGAATTCATTTCATTAGTTGCAACACCGATTCGTTCAGATGGAACATTTAATAATTGTAGAGAAGCACTCCAGGTTAAGGCACAAGCATTATTGGCTAAACATAAATATATATGAAAGAACTTGGCTACGTTTATCAGCATCGTCCAACCGGAGATTATGTGAATCTCCATAAAGGCAAATATGGAGATATAATATTAAAATTAGAAAAGAAATTGAAACCAAATTTTCTTTATTATAATTCTGATTTGATTGAAAAGAATCTTATTGAAAGTATTAATGAACATTGTGATCATTATGCAGCCGAGAACTTCCTAGAATTTGAATTACGAAAAATCGAAGTTAATATGAAATTAGTATGAAACCTATTGACAAAATTGAGTTATGTAAAAAGTATCCAATTCTTATTGGACGAAATTATTCGTCATGGGATCTAGATCCTCAAATGGAGGCTATGCTAATAGCGGCTGATATTGATGGGGATTTCGTATTGAGAGATTCTAATAATGTAGAGTGGGTTGGAAGTTTCGCTGATTTTCTACATCAATGGGATGTCGTAACCCTTGATTCTTGATGGGTAAAAATTAATACATTATTTTGTTTACAAAGTCTCATTTTTGTGGTATAATATTGATATGATTAAACGAATCTTCTGGGACATTGATGAAACATTGATTTATACCGAAATTAATGATCCAAATCAAGATCATATTCATTTTATACTTGACGATGATCCTACTGGATACTTCACTATTATTCGCCCATGTGCATTAGCTTTGATTACATTTTCTCGTGATCTTATTGGATCAGAGAATGTGTATATTCTTACCACTGCGACCCAAGATTATGCTCTAAAGGTAAATGAACTGGCAGGTTTTAGATTTGATGAAGATCATATTCTTCATCGTGGAACAATTGAGAATCACAAATATTCTATGGCATATAGCGGAGAAGGTATTCTTCCCCATGCATTAGCTAGTAAACAAAATTGTCTTATAGATAATCTTCCGTGGAACTATAATTTTCATAAGATGGATTTAATCGGAATTACTAAGGATCGGTATATGACCTGTGATGATTATTATGGCGTGAATTATATAGACGAGTCCTTTGAGAATGATTGTAAAACCTTTTTGAAAGATAAACATGAATCATCCTAAAAAAGAAGATCTAAAGTATATTACAAAATATGATACATTGGGTCAACTTATGATCCTTAAGGATATTTGTCATAAAATTTATATCGCTCGAAATATTACACTAAATGCAGATACCATTTTAGAACAAATGAAATCCATTGACATTCTATTCAGAAACAACGAAAACTATAATTAAATATGAAAAACACAGTGACAAATGAACAGTATTATGACCTATGTAAAGTAATTGTTAGTCAACAATTACTCCTAGATAAATCACTCAAGGCGCTTTTGGGAGATGAATCTCCAGGACATTTCGTAGAAAACATTCCTCAACACATTGCAAATATGGTTGAGGAAAATAGAACTCGCCTTGTTGAACTAGAAAGACAGGATATTATTATTGATGAGAAAGATGATATTATTGCTGCTATTATGCGGGAAGTTCCAGTTGGAAATATTGATTATCATACTCCCGAATTTATTGCTGGACGAATCGGCTGGTATATTCAAGAATATTCTAAGATGTGTGATGTAGAGGATACACTAACTGATATATTTGAATGTGATTCCTATGAAGAAGTTATTGAAGCTGCAACGGAAATGAAAGCAGAAAATTCTAAATTTAAAGATGCTCTTACATATATTAAAAACGGAACTCGGCATTCAAAGGAACTTGCAAATAAAACTTTAGGTTGGTCGGGCAATGAGCATGAACAAATTGAGTTGCTTCGTGAAGACAATCTGTTTCTAAAGCTAGAACTTGAGAAAACATATAATAAACTTATCGACTTAATAATAGATCAAGTTCTATGAGTATCCGTTCTGAACAAGTTTTAGTTTGTGATTTCTGTAAAAAGGAATGTTCCGATAAAGGGCAAACCTATTATGGTGGTCACCCATTCAATGGTTGGATTGTTCTGAAGTTTAGAGGAGGTTCTTCTGCATTATCAGAATTACAAAAGAAAAGAGATTTTGATTTCTGTAGTAAAGCATGTTTGATGAATCATTTAACAAAATCTGATTTAGTATGATCACAAAGGATTTGACCGTTAATAATTGGAGCACTCTTTATAAAAAGACAAATCCAGCAGCTGCTCCTGAATTTTGCCTAATAGGTGTTATTACCGATCATCCTACACATCCTGATTGCCGTATTATTATAACACCTAAGATTGTTGGAAAACGAAATGGTAAGATTGTTGTCTCATCTGGTTCTGAATATACCTTGGGGGCTCCCGATCCTTTTTATGGAGAACAATGCGTGAACGAAGATCTATTATTAAAACTAAAAGAAATATAACAAATAAAAATATGGCTGATAATACTGATAAAAATGCTCCTAATGTCGAAGGTAAATTCTATGTTGATAGTCAATGTATTGACTGTAATGTATGTCGTGAAGTAGCTCCTAATAATTTCTCTAGGGATGACGATGAAGGTTATTCCTATGTCTCAAAAC